AATGGATGAGTCCATTATAAACATCTGGAGCAAGTAATTCAGGATGATCACACATGTAACTTACAGCATCTGGTGAATTATCAAATTCTGTATAAGTGCCTGTACCAATATCCATTGGGAATATATCAGTACATGTGATTACTAAACTACCATCTTCCATTGTTCCAGACTTTTTGTAGAACAATATTCCTGACCATTCTACTTCATGCACTTGTGCACAAAGAAATCTTATCTTTTCCTCTACATTTTCAGGAATTACAATTTTATATGTAGAGTCTTGTTTGATTAGTTTGAGTGTTTCTGCCATACTCGCTATTTAATAAATCTATAATAAGTTGAAGAATTGGTAATGCATATTTTGGATGAAGTATCCTAAAATGATTATTTCTTTCTTGAACTTGTACATTATCTACTATTTGAAAAGTAATGGGTTCTCCATGAAAAACTCCAATTTCATATCCTATATATCTTTCATAACTTCTCCAGTTATTTCTATTACTTCTGTTTTGATTAACTAGATTTATAACCTCATTGACCATTGCGGCCTCAACAAGGATATTATCTTTTATATAGGAAACATCAACTTGGTTTATAGGAAGCCCATTAAGATAAGTAATAAGAGCTTGACTTATGTTAATTAAAAACTCATCATAAGTAAATGCTGGTTTAATAACATTGTCAACTCTTCTAAATGGTAAATTAAAAGAAGCAACATACTGTTCAATAAAAGGCTTAATCAGTCTGGGATATATATCATTTCTCATTCCTCTATAAAGACTTTTATTTGTATCAGCTTTTACATCTTTTGCATTTTGGTAATTATACAATGAATTACCTGTACTAGTTGTTTCTGGAATAGAAGACATTCTGATGTATGGTCCACCATCCAATGATTCTACTTGGATATATCTTTCAAGTTCATTACAAAACAACATCCACATATCCAAATCACAGTTACTATTTAATCTTGCTTCTGTTCTTTGTATTGGACCTGAACCAAGACAACTATGAGACCACATTTGTGTAGGATTACAAGAACCACTTGGACAGTGAGAATGCATATATCCTACTTCTAGTTCATTTTTTGTAAAATGGGATCTTTTAACAAGAAAACCACTATACATTTTTCCAGAACTTAACAATTCAATTTTAATATAGAAATGACTTGTTTCATGAGTTTTATCATGCTCATTTCTAATTACAACTGTTGGGAAATGTACAATGATTGCATACAAAGGTAAATCACGCATTGTTAATTCTATCTTTGCATTTATTGTATCTTTATCTAATTTTAAAAACTCTTCAAAGTATTTTTCTACTAAAGAAGAGCTAAGACTGTCAAATCTACTAACAGAACAATCTCTTACATTAAAATTAAAATTAGCAGGTCCTCTATTATGAAATAAACTTTTTCTTGCAAGTACTGCTCTATCATCATCAGTGTTTCTCTTTACCAATGCAGCCTCATCACTTGCCCCATACTTGTAATTCATTTGTAAATCAACCTTATCTTTACCAAAATAGTCTTGAAAAACCTGATATACTTTATTTACTTGTTCATCAGATTTTTTTAGATAAGGAAGTATGAATTCCTTTTCTAACCGTTTTAAGTTTGTCATATAGATTAGAAAAAATAAAAAGGGTTAGGAGAGATTTCTCCCTCCTAACCATGTTAATTTTTAGAGGCTATTTACAATAGCATCAATTTCAGACTTGGTATAAGAACCAATCTTCTCATCAGCAGGAGCAGCAGACAAAGAAGCTACTACATCATTATACTGAGAAGTGGTCAGATAACCATTATGCTTCAAAGCATCAGCCAACTTCTTTACAGCAGTTGCACTAGTGCAAGCACCAGTAGCAGCAACAGCAGGTTGTGCCTTCTTTGCAAAATGAGCAACAACTGCTTCAAGAACACTAGCACCAACATTGGTGTAGTTTCTACCATAATTCTTCTGGATATACTCCTTCATTTCTCTACTAGCACCAACAGTTGCTCTAAGAGAAGCATAATCAGCACCAGATTTAATCTTCTTGTTAGCAACAGTCAACAAGAATACTAACTCATTAGTAGTACCCTCACCTCTAACAACATCTCTAGGCAGCAAGCTGCTATCTTGGAGAAGTTCAGTCTTAGTCAGACCTTCCATAAAGGTCATACCATCATAATCAATATGAGCCTCTCTCATATCAGCCTTCAATTGACCAAGAGTCTCTGCACCAGTCTGGAGGGTATATCTTCTGTTAGCTGCATTACTTACGATAATCACATTTCTTACTTCCATAATTCTAAATAATTTAAAGTTTGTTAATGAATTTGACTTTGTAAAAAGCCTTGAACAAATGTGACAACATCTTCATTGCCACATTCAATTTGTAGGTACTTTAATAGGTACCATATGCACTTATGAATATCTTCTGAGGAATTAAATTTATGGGTTCTTCTTAGAAGATATTTTAATGCAGTATTGGCACAGTGTTCTTTAACACTTTCTTTGCCATTAAAAGCCAACATTACATCAATGGCTTGTAATCCATTTTGATTATAATGTTCTGGCTTAATAACCATATCTTTATCTTCACTCATCGACATATCCAAAAGCAACAAAAGTTCCTATCTTAGCATTTGAAGAAGGTTTATAAACACAATAAGCTTCTATTGGTGCTTCATCAGTAATCTTTACTCTAACAATAGAACAATTCTTCTTGTTTTCAGCAATATACCTTTTTGCAGCTACCATTGCTTCTGATTTTGTGTCATACTCACCTATAACTTTGCCGATACTATTTATAGTAACAGCTTCCAATGTCTTTTCATCATTGGAGACAATTTCAAAATCATCGGTTCTAACCTGATGTACAGTTTTCCATCTTCTATGATCATTATTATGTACTTCATAAACAGCATAAGGTCTAATCCTTACATCTTTCATATATTTATCAATTACAATATAACAACCATATCCAACTTGACCTCTGGTTTTGAATGCTAACTGAGCTTCTGCCCAATCCAAAAAATCATCACTCCCAGGAACAGGTTTGCCTGCCCTTATCCAAGACCTTGTTGAATTAGCTCCTTTAATAAGAGGATCTAAAACATTAAAATTAAGGTCTTCAAATGCATGTTCAGCAGAGTACCCTCTTCTTTGAGATACTTTAAGCTGTTTCATACTTCATTAAAAGGGAGCCCACTGTAAACACAGCTGCTGTATTTTTCTACAACACTCTTCTGTATTTGAATAACCTGGATTTGGAACATCTTCACAGCCATAAAGCAGGTCTTGACTTATGATTCCAATAGTAATAAGAAAAGCATCAAATCCATTTGTATCAATCAATTTTTTCTTATATACTACTTTCTCTAAAACATCAAGAGCTGTAAAGTTATTCTTAAACTGTTTATTTATCATAAAAGTTAAGAAACATACTGCTCTCAATATTTCAAGCTTATCTTCCAGTTTACCAGAAAGGAGTCTCCCAGTTGAAAAAAAGTTATCATTTAATGTCTTTGCATCCATTGCTATATCTTTTTGTAAATTGGATTAGCATATCTCTCACGACATCCTTTCCAAATTTTTTATATAAGTCAGAGAAATCTTTTGCACCATAACTTCTAGGAATCCATACAAATTTTAATTCAGGATGTTGTTTCTTGATTTTTCTCATTCCCATAATGCCTGGTAAATCATTATCATAGAAAACAATAATTTCCTTAAATCTACTTTTTAAACGGTCTAGTTGTTGATTAGTAACAAAAGATGTTTCACTGCCAGGTGCTATAGCTGGTATACCAAATTCATGGAGAGCCATAACATCTTTCATAGATTTAGTAATAACTAGGAAATTACCACTTTTAGGAAGGTGCTGACTTCCCTGTAGCATTGTACCATTCCAATTACTAATAAATCTATACATTTTTCTTTTAGGAAAATAAATTTTCCAGATTTCATTACCTTCTTTTAGACCACCAAAATAGCCAAATGCTGGACTAGTTGGTGTGCTACTAGTAAAGTAATTACCATTTAGAAATACATTTTTACAAGAATAAACTCTGTACTTTCTCAAAGTTTCTGGTGTAACACCATAAGATGCCCACCAATCTAATTCTTTTTGTGTAAAATCTTGCATTTCTATTTGGATTTGTGCTGCTTCGTGTGCAGTAATTGTTTCCTCACATACACTAACTTTAATTTTAGGTATGCATTGCTCCTGTCCATTGTTAAGTCCAAAATCAGAAGCTATTTTATTTAAAGCTTGATTGTAAGAGAGGTTAAACAATTGTCTAACCACTCCTACAAAGTCTGCTTTAAAACCTATTCCAAAATCATGAAACAGTAAAGCCCCATCTCTACTTCTAAAGAAAGAAGCAGTTGGTCTTTTATCATGTCTAATTGGACTTATAAATAAGCCTTTTTTAACAGGAACACCAAGATAAGTTTGCATATAGGTTTCTTCTGTGTTGTGTTCCAAAAGAAACTCTCTAGTAACTTTCTTTACTGTTTTTGGAATAGTAAATGTCATACCTTAGAGAAAGTTCATATTAAAATTAGTCTCTGGAACAGGTTCTTCTGCTACAGGATCAGTAGCAACACCTGCTAAAGGACTATCAGAAGGCATCCCTACTGGAGTAGGTTGTGCCGATGCCTCTCTTTCAATTCTTTCTTTCTCCTTCTTAGTCCAGGTAAGATTCTTACCAATTACAGTAGAAGCAGGATACAGTTGATTTTCCTTGTTAAAGTTAACAACTGTACCAGGAAGGATAGCTTCACCTTTAGAATTCTTGATTAACTTGATTTGACAAGTTTGACCAATAAAATCTTTAGTAGCAGCTACCATTGCAGCTCTTAAGGAATCCCAAGAGCTCAGGTCATTTACTTCTCCTCTATCAATCTTCTCATTAAATGCAGGATTTGCAATAGCAAGAAGTTGTTTAAGAGTATAAAGCATCTGAACATTTGGTGAAGGATTAACAATATCACCTACAGAAGTCTTACTGATAACTGGCTGATCAGCCTTTTCATCAGGTTCAAAATAGGTCTTTACAAACTGTCCTTCACTATTAGAGAATTTAATTCTCATCAGTTTGTAAGTTTGTCCATTACTTGTGCTAGTAACATCTACAGATTCTACACCTTCAAATATTACTGCATGAATTTTATTACCCTCTAATGGAGCAGGGGCATTTGTTGGCTTAATACCAGCTACAGAATTAAAACTAAATACCATAAATTAAAAAGCTTTTAATTATTCACCCGTATTATATTCATCAATCTTCTTGACAATATAATCCATATCATTATCTATCAGCATATCATCAAAACATCCAAGAGGGGTCTTGGCTGTGGTAGTACCATCAGACTGGGTGATAAGCTTATAACTGGGAGCACCAGTTGTTTCATCTTTACCAATTGCTGTATAAAATACATAAGTAAACAAACCTTCAAGAGTAACCATGTTATCAAGCATTTTTCCAACAGTCTTCATCTTGTAAGATGGGGCCTCAGGAGTACCAATGTTTTCAGCATGTGTTAAAATGAAGATTTTGAGATCATCTCTCATCTTTCTAGCTCTATCAATTACTTTGTAGAAATGAGAAGCAATTTGTACAAATTTGTCATAAGATTTCTCCTGACTTCTTTCCATTGCTTCAAATGCCATAAGATATTGACAATCTTCTAATACAACAACTTTAATATCTTTTCTTTGTTTGTCAACATATTGTAATAAAGTATCAATCTCATCTACATTAGATGTATTGTGTAAATTACCACTAAGTTGACCATTTTCATTCTTTTTCAAGAATGGATATTTAGTTTTCCACCCTTTAAAAGGAAGTGGTTTACCAGCAACATTGATAATAAATGTGCTAGTTGGGTCAAGTGTTCTTATAGAACTTGATTTACCTGACCCAGAGTTTCCTACAATTGCAATTAACTCTGCCATTATTATAAATTTTTATATTGTTCATATAACTCTGGATGTTCTTGCAGTTCAGATGGAGATGGAAGTTGTTTCCATAATCCAGTCTCCCCATAGAAAGCAGTACCCATTGCCACATCAGCAATACCAAATCTTTGCTTTAGCAGTAAAAGCATTCTAGCTCTATCAGCATTATCTCCAAGTTGTGAGAAATCATATCCACAGCATCTGAGATTTCTTTCCCTTGCTGGATGGTAAATAGCTACCACAATCTCTGCTGCTTGTGCTGTACTAGAGGTATCAGAAAAGTCTTCCATTGAAACTAAATTCCATTGACTTTTCCTTCTTTCAATACTTTTGAAATTTCTATTTAACTGTTGAACAAGTGCCCAAGAGGACTTGGTTAAATTTTTAGCTTCCATTACAACTTGAGATAGTTCATCTATCTCTTGTTTATCAGTATGTCCAGCAGATTTAGCAAGTAATTTAACATGGTCTACAACAGCTACTAAAAACTGTTTAGGATTATTAGGTATATATGTTGTATTTATACCATCTGTTTCATACTTACCAAATCTTTCACTCCATGATTTGAAAGCTACACCAATTTGTTGTGCAGTTAATTGTTTCTCAATTATTGTACATTTTTTCTCTAGTTCTATTAACCAATTCTTTGAAGCTTCTACATATTGTAAATCTTCATCAGAAATAGGTTCATTTAGAGATAGAATTGTAGAATAAGAAATTACTTTATGATATGTTTCATGAATATAAAGAGAAAGTAATTTAGCAAGAAGTACTTCTTTACTCATCTCAAAAGAGAATAATAAGAAGTTAACATCTAAACTATTATCTTTATCTTTATTTTTAAGATAGTGCATAAATGGGGTATATACATTTGTATATAGCATCAAAGTAGTTTTACCACTACCAGAATCACCACCAAACAAAGTAAGCCATCCTCTTTGTATTCCATAAGTATATTTATCAAGTTTTGGTAAACCTGATGGCAAACCTATGTTCAAACCTTCTTTACCCCTTCTAATGCTATTAAATAGTTCTTCTATCATATAACTTTAAAGGGATTATAATCAAAGGTTTCTTCAATGTCTTCTTTTGCATCTCTTATCTGTTCAAGTTCTCTCCATTTCATAGAGATTACAAATTCACAGATACCATAAGAAATTTCATTATTCTCTATTGCCCACTGCAAAATATCCAGTACTTTCTGATGCACTTCTGGATTAAATTTTATACTTTTACCATAGGCAAAGCAAAAATCATCCATACTCTTAAAGTGTTTAGCAATATTCTTTGCAGAATATCTATTTCCATCAGAACCTAGGAAAGTAGGATACATATTAAATATATCCATACCCATATCCCAGGAGTGCATATTAAAGTTTCTTTTGAACAATTGTCCAAATTCAACATCTACTGGATTAAATACAGCGTTTTTTGCAGGAATTTTATAGGATTTCAGGATTATACCTTTATCCTGTAGACTTTGTAGTATATCTACTAAGTCAAGTGTAAGATGACATTCATTAAAGTATCTTTTTATATACTCATCATGTCCATCTTGTGCATAAAATATGAGCTTTATAACAAATAGTTCATCTGCTGTAAGCCCATATGCAAGCATGAAATCAATTTCTCTATCTACACTTAAATCAAAATATGCCATATTTAATAGAGTTATGCACTAAAATTATGCCTAACTTTACTTTGCACTTTTAGAGTTTTTTGTATAGATTGAGGATTGCTCAGTACTTGCTGTAATTCTTCCTCATTAAGTTCATAGTATTCTACACCTTCATTAGCATTTTGCCACCATTTATCTTCTACAGTATTTTTCAATACTAACCAATAAACTTCAGCTATCTTACCTTCATATGCTCTAGATACCCTACCTTTTCTTTGAGTAGCAGTATGTTTACTAGAGTTAAATCCAGTTATAATTGCTAAATCAGCTGCTTCTACATTGAACCCTTCATCCAACATTTTAGCACTGTGTATCACAGCACCTCCTGTTGACTCACTAAATTGCTTAATGAGTTCTTCATTCTGTTTTTTAGTGTTGTTAGAATGAACAACAACACCAGTACCATATGCTTGGCACTGTGCAATACTTCCATTGAAAGTAATTGCTTTTGCTTGAGGTCTAGCAGCAAGTATCTGTTTTGCAACCTCAATCTTATGTGGATGATTTGCTATAAAAGACTTTCTGAACTGGAGGGCATGATTGAACCCATATGTACATTGTCTAACTTCCTTTAATTCAAGGTTATTATCATGTGCATATGTAATTTGGTTTCTCCAATCAGAGACCAAACTCATTGCCAAAGAAAAATCATATCCAAACATAGAGAAGCAACTCATAAATTGTCTATTTGCAGCTTCATACTCTTTTAAATCAACATCTAAAACAACTTTATATACTCTACAAGGAGATACCCAGCCATTTTCTTCTGCTTCTTTAAAAGTTATTACATCACAAACAGGACAATATCTATCAGTTACTTCCTTCTCTAGTCCATCCATTCTTTCATAAGTTGCTGTAAGTCCTAAAATAAATCTAGGATTACACTTTGTAAATACCTTTCTATATTCAGCACTAGAACAATGGTGTAACTCATCTATTACTAGAAAGTCACAAGCAAAAGCTTTTTTAGCAGCAGTATTGATTATCTTTATATTTAAAGTTAAATCCATTTCTGCTCCAGCTTTTTTCCATTGGTCTTTAAGTACTTTAGTTGGTACTACAACTACAACTTTTCCATCAGGATTTTTTTCTAGAAATTTCTTTATTGCTGTAAGTGCTGTTCTTGTTTTACCAACACCTACACCATAGCAAAGAGTTCCCCTGAAATTAGCATCTGCCCATCTTTGTAATCCAAGCATTTGCCTTTCAGTTCTAGTCATTTCAAATCATTGTTATCTGATCCCAAATTTGGGAATGCATAGCAGTCATTTCTTCCATCAATGGCATTGCTAATGCTTTAGCATCTGGATGTGGTGCTCCAGTTGAACCAAGTGCTCTTAATTCAAAGAAGTGATTCCAATCATTGAAAGAAGTACACATAGCTGTAACTGTCTTGGTACATAATGGTAAAATTTCTCTTGCTTCTTGTGGAAGCATATTTCTACCAATCATGTCCATATATAAATACTCCAATTCAGCACATTTGCCTTTAAGAGCATTTCTTGCAGCAGCCATACCAGGTTTCTTAAACCATTCTGGATTTATAAATGTTATTTCATTACCAAATTTGTCTTTTGAGAAATTACAATATCTTGTTGACTGTTGTGCATGAGCACTAAGTCTATGTCTACAAAATTCTCTTGCAACTCCTTCACTACATGTAAAAATTACAGTATAGTAAATACTATGATTCTTAGTTGGCTCTGACATATATTGTAAATCATCAGTCCAACCATTTTCTACAAGTACTCTGTAATTAGTAGTTATATCAATTTGTAAAAAAGTTTTACCCTCATATGCATGGAAGGTAGAGTACTTATTATTTTTATATCTTGCAGTAAGAATATTGTAAGTATCCCATATAGAATCTGTTGGTTCAGCATTAGCTGGTTTTTTACACCAATAATGTAAATAACAGATTCCAAATTCAAGTGGGCTGAGATGGTTAGATTTAATAAGCCTTTCAGTAAATTGTCTTGCAGTTATACCTTCTTTTGGTTCACTTGCATAACAGATTCTTCCAGCTCTTTCAATGTTTTTAAACATTTCTTCTACTCCCCATTCAGGCTTAATTAACTGATATGAAGAATCAACCCACTGCATCCTCTATTCTAGCTCTTTTTAATTCATGCTTATACAGAGGAATAGGTTTGCCAGCACCTCTAAATTTAATAGAAACAGAAGTATCTCCAAACCAACCACTGTTACCATCTATACAAGGACCAACAGCATCCACAATACCAGTTTTATCCTGGTAAATTCCATTGTTCCAATGGTTCCAAGTGATTCTTTTACCAACTAAAGCAGCTCTAAGAGCTCCTAAAGTCCAGCTAATATTTTCACAGTTGCCTATTACTCTAGGCTTAGCTTCTACAACTCTTGTTGCAGGTATTTGAGGTCTTACCTCAGGACTTGAAGATGTTACAGTAAACATTTCTTGTCCTTGGTGTGCAGAATTTGCTCTTTGATAAGCAAGTAAATCTTCTACACTACTAAATTTTATTTCAGTATATTTAACTTCCATTACAGTATATCAAAACAATGATAACTGTCTAACAGAAAATGGAGCTAAGATTTTATTAACTTCATTTATGTAGTAATTATAGTTAATGTCATTTGGGAATTCTGCTATATCATCAAAATTGTTAACAATTCTTACACCAGAAGCTGACAACATACTAGAATAATCAGATCTTTTCTGTTTAGGAGTACCTTTGTAAAAATACTTGATTATATGAAGATTATCATGTGGTTCTTCATTAAGTACTCTTACTGGTATTTCCATTCTTCTTCCAGTGCCTTTTACTTCAACTTCAGCATATTCCTCATCGACATAAACTGTATTTACCACACATTTATATAGATAATATCCTTTTGTAGAAACATAATATCTGTTGATTCTACTAATGAGATCTCCATTATATTCTACTGAGAATTTCTTATCTACTTTTTGATAAGTTATGAAATCATTTAAATTTCTACTTTCTGTTATTGTATCTCTTACAGGTATACCATCTGCTAAATAATCATTTATAGCCTTTGGAATAATCATTGGTTGCATACCTTTACCAAGAGTGACAGTATCAATAAAAAGACCCTTCTTCTTTAAGAAGTCATCTTTTATCTGAGAAAGTGATGTATACTGTATACCTTTTTTATTAAAGGCTTTTCCTTCTGCAAATTCTTTCTTCTTTTGAGCATATCCTTTAGTAACTCCAAGGTAATCATTTATTGCATACTGATAAAATGCTTCAAACTCTTCTGTTTCAAGTGTAAGTTTAGTTATTTCTTCCCAACCTTTAAGCACTTTATCCAGAAGAGGTCTCTTACTTTTATCAATAAGATAAAGCACACCATCAGTATTAAGCTGAATAATTTTAGCTCCGATTGCAATAAGTCTCTCAGCAAGCATTAAAAGGAATAGCTGACCATTTATCCTGATTTTCATTACTGTTTCAGGAGAATATACCCAACTATACTCATTTTGAAGATTACCAGTCAATCCATTCAAACTTAACTTTAAAGTTTCATTCTTAATCTTTTGACCAGTTTGTTTAGCATATAGTCTCTCTGTTCTAACATCCCCATATATTTCAAGAAATGCTTCTCCTAAATGAGGAGGAACAAGACCATAACTAATAACTAAAGAAGGATACAATGAATTAACATCACTATCCAGTAAATCTTGATTTTCATCTGGAATAATAACTTCTGGTTTGTTCTTTGTATGAATTCCACCAACACCTACAACAACCTCTACATCCTGTAATAAGAAATGTTTTTCATAACCTTTTCTTCCAGGACTTACTTGCAGAGATTTCATCTCTTGTAATAATTGTTGTAAAACAGGTGTATTGAAGTTAATAACTGGAAATATTACTTTATTTAAGTCAATTATATCACATGGACTTCTTAAATCTTTTATATCATTCCAAGACTTTCCAGTCTTTTCTAGATACTTGACTTTTAGAATTTCCATACCAATTGACATACCATCCTTGCTAAGAACATCAACTCCATATTCTTCTTGAATACCAAGTCTAAGTTCTATAGCAGCTTTACATCTATAGAGAAGTTCTTCAGTACTTAACACATCATTTATGTTATACTGAATCATATCATCAATATCTGTAACAGGAATTGGTTTCCTAAAGTCACCTGAATACTCTTGTACATTTCTGTACTGCATTGTTACCTGCATTTCTTTTAACCCTACTCTTAACTTTTGTGAAAAGAGCATAGTTAATAGATCAAGAGTTTCAAAGTTTTTTGCATATTTCCATTTTTTCCAAGACTCAAAGTCATCTGTACCAATAATGGTGTTACTTAGATTAAATAAACTTTTGCAA